GCTATCAATGGAGGTAATATGGAGGTAAGCACCGCCATCCCGTCTAACTATATCTCCTTCATAGTATCTTAAGTAATCTTCTCTGAATAGTTGATCTTCATCACCAACTACTTCGCACATATACTCTCTATAGAATACACTTACTCTATTAATTGATTCAAGTTCTTTCTTTTTCTTCTTTAATTTATCAATTGGCTGCCATTCTTCCCATAATGCTTTATTATTATTTAAATCAGGCTTAAATAGCATATTCTTCCACCCATCCATCTCTTTTAGAGTTTCAACAATACATCTCTGGTGAATTGGTGTCCCGATAACAGCTAACCTGCCCTTCTTGGGGTCAAGAGACGGAATTGCACTTTGAAGTAGCCATCTTAGGTTTGATTCCATAGCCTCGGAGGTCTTTGTGTTATTCTCATCCTCAGGATCATCTAGTATAATTAATGTTGGTCTCTGGTTCCCATGCTTTATACCACGAAGCTGCTGACCAGTACCTTTGCAGACTATCATTGTACCATCTTTCAGTTCTATCTCAGTCTTAGCCCATGCTCTAGCTGAATGCTGTCCCCAATATCCAAATACAGCTCTAAATGTTTCTGAATAGTCAAATACATCCTTGATTGTACCTAATAATTTCACAGCATGGTCCTGAGTCCTTGATACTAGCACTATTAACTTGGGACCTTCATCGAACATTATATGATGCATAGGAAATACGCCACCTACTATAGATGATTTAGCATGACCCCTGGGAGCTATTATATTTACTTGCTTCTCATGTTTGTTTGAGAGGACTTTAGCTACTTTATAATGGAAATCAGGGGATGGAGCCGTAAACATATTCGGCATTACTACCTTACCAAACAATATCATGTTATCTCGGAGTTTATTCAGTTGGGCTGTCGGGATGTTCGGCATCTTCAACCTTTCTTTCTAATAATACTCGCTTATCTTCTTGTTCCAGGGCTTTTGTGATTGTACTTGAAACATCAAGCTGCACTGTATCAGTAGTAATCTTTTTATTTGGCTTCATTTCCAATAGATCCATGAATACATCCCCAACTTTTAGCATATTAGAGACATCGCCCTTCTCCTTGGCCATCTCTGCTGCTTCTATATGCAAATCTAAGACTGAATCCTTCGTAACGCCTTTCTTAGTTAGAAGTTCCTTTATTTTTTCTTCCACCATATCTTTTATTTCCCTTGTTTTAAACAATCTCTTGGCTGTAATAGCTGGATTCTGCTGGTCAGGTCTATATATCTGTCCTATCTTCTCCCAGTCTAGCTTACCATCAGCCATCTTCATAGCAACATAGGCAGCGACTGCTTCTTTCGCCCTAGTTGTCTTCTTCTCCTTCTCTATCCAATGAGTCGGCTTTACATGTGAGTAAACACCTGCTTCCTTATTAGGTTCATATAATAATTTAGAGTTATTGGATATCCATTGTGTACCATAACACATCTTAATATTGGTTTTAGTTCTACCATATTTATCTGTATACGTGGCCCTTTTTAAACATTTACCCACATACCCGTCATCACTTAAACCATATTCTCCATCATAAACATTCTTCCAATATCTGAATTTTATATCTAAAGCTTTAGCTTCCTTCTTCGTATATATAGTATAACTACCGTCTTTTCTTTTGATAGTATCCAAGCTTTCTCCAGTATTTAGTTCTATAATATCTTTCAAACACGTTATCATTCTTACTAGACCTCTTTAAATAGATCTTACCTTTATACTTAAAGAAGTCTTCCTTCTCCCACTTGCATATATAATGATACCTGTCTTCTATAGTATTAGGGTTATTGCAATTATAACACTCTTCTATTGGTTGAAACAAGAGTAATACTAAGAAATATGTACCAACTACATCTATCATCTATTAAAATAGGAGGTTAGATACACGTGTTCTCTAATATATACATGTAAAGTAGAGTACATAGTACTATACGTGTATAAGTACTTTAATCCATACTCTCATTTACTCTCCTCTATAAGTTCTTTTTGTGCTTTGATTAAACGATCAGTTAATAACCTACGTGCTATATCACGCTCAGCAGTGTAAAACTCGAAGCATTCACCAAAGCTTAACTTATCTCGCTCTACTTCGTCTAAAGTAGTAGCCTCCTCCCACTTACCTGTGGTAACATCGAATATATCGTACAACTCCACTTTGTCTTTCTTTTCCATTGTGTAATATACTACATAGAGTACTCTCTTCAAAAGTTTATCTAGAATGTGTGTGTGTTAAATACGTACTACCCACCCCCCTTGATTTAAGGGTTAGGGGGGTTGATTACGTTGAGTTCGTTTATTCATTATGTATCCCCACCCACTCCAGAGGACGTGCCCAATCACACTACCGTGTGATCCCCCACGTCAGCTCGTCGTGTATACTGCACACACCCAACGCACACACGTATATATACTAATCCACACTCTAGTGTAGGAGTATTCTCTCCTTTATTTATGTATAAGATAGGTGTATGTATACTTGTTCTACACGTATTGTACCTGTGTTCTTACCTTAAGTTATAGTAACTTAAAAGCACAGAACGAGCGTAAGTAAACATTCTTATACACTTAGATAGTGAGAAACCTTGTGTTTCGAAGAAGAGAGCATTAACACCTAATGTTCTCTCCTTTTTTTATGTTAATGTTAACTAATATGGAGGTCATTATGACTATTATAAAGGACATGTTTGTATCATTCTTCACTACTGTTGGGATCATCACATCTACAGCTAAGGACAGTTTCATGGAGGGTTGGAAGAACCCATATGTACCTATTACTGAAGAAGATGTAGAGGATGCTAGAGAGTTTGTATCTGATATCAATGAGGCATATAACTCATAGTACTATGGAGGGAGCACTTAGGTGTTCTCTCCTTTTCTTATGAATACAAACAAGGAGTAATAGTATGTATTATAAAGTCATACAAGAAGTAAATGGGTATAGTCCATTCCCAGAGTTTAACTTTGTTATCTATCTAATGGACTCAGTCACTAATACCGTACTTGATAGACTATCTTGCGAAAGCTATGAATGTCAAGAATTAGCAGATAGGGCGTGTAAGCGTCTAAATCTATCCATACGGGCAAGTTTACGACAATCATAGTGACTCCATAGGGGGAAGACATCTTAGGGTGTTTTCTCCCTTTTTTATAACTAAATGGAGTAAATATGGACGATGTATTTATAGATATGATGAAAGATAGAAAGACTATGAACTTTAAAGATTGGTACAAGCTATACCTTGACCATCTTAAAGTATACGCAAAAGATCCATCCAATGAATTTATGCTACATCAAGCAGAGGCATTGCATATGGACGCTATCTAATCAAATTGGAGAGGGTACTTTAACTAGTATCTTCTCCTTTTTTTATGAACAAGTAGAGGTAACTATGGAAAAATTGAACAATGTAATAGAAAGATATTTACACGAGTGGCTTGAATGTAGTAAATGCAATGAAATGGTAACAGTAAACAGCATTCGGGCAACTAATGAAGATGAACCAATATGTGTAATATGTAATGAAGAGGAGAGCACCCATTAGGGTGTTTTCCTTCTTTTCTGGGAAAATAGCAAATAGCGTACTAGCAAAAAGCCTATGCTAACTGATGTTTTCTCCTTTTTTTACGATAAGTAGTTTAATTAAAATAGGAGTTTATATATTATGAGCAAGTCATATTCACCATCCCTTCTAAAGGGAAAAGACGAGAAAGTATCACATCCAAGCGAGGCTGATAGAATGCTAATCAACATCAACGAGATGAAGACAGCCTTAGAACTTGAAGATAAACAGAAAGTTCAAGATGTAGTACGTTCACAGATGAAGAAATTCGGCTTTAAAGGCGATTTAAGAGTATCAGATAATGAAGAATACTTGATAGCCTACAAAGCTACTAAATTCTCATTTGAGGTGTAACATACAAGGGGAGAGCTCACGCTCTCCTCTTTTTTTAACTACTTAGGAGGTTACTAAATGAGAGTTACTGAATATATAGCTTATATAACAAGGGAAAATCTTGCTTTAAGTAAGAACCCAAAAGAATATGAATACACACACTTGACATTGACTAATCGTATTAAGAGAGAAAGATACGACTATCAAAAAATACAACGAAGGAGGATCAATGACGAAAAATACGGAAGTTTTTAATGATATATGTGAGGTTACTGAAGAAGATGTGGCAAAAGGTATGCCAGAAGAAGCGGATAGATGTCCAATAGCTCTGGCTATGTATCGTAATGAAAATGCAAAGATATCTGAATATACTGATGAAGAGCCATTAAATGCATATGTATCTTGCGATGGAGGGATAAAGATATCAGCTCATAGGAATTGCCCTGAAGCTGGTATTGATATTGAACTTGAATACAATATTGAGATCCATCCTGATGATGTAGATATGGTAACGTCATTTGTACAAGGATTTGATGCTTGTGCAGATGGAAAGCCATTTACATTTAGATATAGAGAAGAATAAAAATAAAAGGAGAACAATAACTGGTCCTGTAAGTCCTATGAAGCACCTTTGGGGAAATATAGGCAAAGGAATATGTGAGTTCTCCTTTTTTTATACACCTAATTAGGAGGTAGTATGAACTATAATGAACTGCAAGATATGAAAGACTTGCTTGAAACCATATATCCTAATCTAAGTAGAATGAATATTGTACTAAGGTCAAGGGTAAGAAAAACACTAAAAGCCATTAAAAGAGAAATGAGAGATATGGATAACTACATTTCACAAATGGAAGAGGAGGCTAAGTATGGACAACGATCCTATGATTAAACCTTATGCTAAGATAGACAGGGACTGTGATAAAGCTGATATATATGTAGATGGACCGATTGAAGAAATACTCATTGCAGATTTCAATTTCACGAAAGACATCGTACGAGTATATGGCTCAATTAAACCCTTAATGTTAACGCAATTAGGAATAATGTTTAATGACATAAAAAGGGAGGTAGGTCGTGAACTTAAAGAGCGCAACTCTAGCAGCTAAAGCTGTAGGAACTATAAGCTGGGCCTTCGATAAAGTATTTAAAGCTACATCATCAGTGACTAAGTCTATGATAAATAGAATTGGTAAAAAGAATCTGTATGATGTATCTATATGTACTAAAGAAGGTGAAGTTATAGATGTCCACTATGCAGTCAATAGATATCGTATTGAAGGCATATTGAGGAGTATGGAAGACATAAGGAATGTATTGGTCGACATACAAACTCACAAAAGGAGGAATCCAGATGAGTCGTTTTAATGATATAAGAGAAATGAACAAATATGAACTTAAAAGTTTCATCCGTTCGCATAGAGGAGTAAATGTCAGCATTATGTCAGGTGACTATAGTGATGAACAAAGACTCCTATCGTCAAAGGTGTTATATGCAAAGAATCGATTAAGATTACTTGCTGTAAACCTTTAGCACTCCTCCTATAGTGCAACTGGAGAGCATTAATGGTCAAACATTGATGTTCTCCTTTTTTTTTACTTCTCTTCCTTGCAAATAGAGAAGGAATGATGATTAAATAACCTCTCAGTTCTTATCATAGCTTAGACCAGATACTAGTTGGCTGCTAAGATCACTGTAGACAGACGTTAATGAGTTTTCATCATAGGGTTTGAAGGTCCTGCTCTTTGAGCGTAGACCAAGTCGGCTGATAGGCCACTGACGTGAGTTAATCCTTCTGGACCTAGTCCACACTTACGTTCTAGAATTAAAATTAGACCTAATAGGCTATGAACTGTATGAGCCATCCTTAGTAGAGGGACCGACCGAAGGTACTGTCGATAATTGTAATGATTATCTTAAGAAGAAGACAGCCTGAACGAACAGGGGA